ATATCTTGCGTAGTAATAGTGGAACTACCTCATTATGTTTATCAGTTTTAAAAGTTCTTTGAATACCAGATAATGTGCCAGAAACTTTATATGTTTTAGCGTAACGAATTAATGTAGCAACTGGAATAGTTGGTCTACGCATTTTGAAATCTAGATATGTACAGTGAGCGTGAGCTTCTATTTCGTCTTTACCAGCATGATACTTTCTGTTTTCATCTAGTTTCTTTTTACCACTTCGTTTGTAGTATGCTGAAGTCGCATTATAGGTATCTGGTTTACCATAGTATTGTCTGAAGTGAACAAACTCATGCATCATAACTTGAATGACACGAAATTTAAATCTATTCCAAGTTGTATCAGTAAATTTAAACTTCTCGTATGTAGTATCTGGACTTGTGTAAATATCTAGTTCGCAGTATTGTTCTTCAGTATAATAACCACCACCGATTGAAATACGTTTACAAGGTTTCTTTTCTTTATGAAACTGAATGCAAAAACGCCACTTCTTGAAGTAATTCCTCAAGCCAGTGGCGTCGTTTTTATATCGGTCTAAATCATCCCATACTTTTGAAGGAATGAATTTGGCTCTGAACGGTCTTTCTAAAAACCCAAGAAATTCGATAAAGTCGAAATTAAGTTTTTGAATATAGTTCATTGCCCTTGTTTTACACTTTTAGATTCTCCTCTAAAAATGCTATGACCTTCCCTTGTTCTTCTAAGTTAGTATTAGGAAATTCAGTGATGTATGACATCAAGTCAAAATTTGACAACAGATTATTATATTTAGTTTCCCTCCCTCTTAGGAACTGCTCGGACTGGTCGGAACCCCTATCTTTATATCGTTGTTCTAGAACCTGTTTCGGAGCATTTAGGAACACAATTTTAAGATCGGTATTGGGTAATCCCATAGCGAATTCTAGGAAGGATTGATTAAAGATCCGATCTCCCTCAAAAAGGATATTACAGTTATGACTAGCGATCCATTCCTGGACGGCAGGTTGGACTGCCATAGATAGACGGTCTGTCCCAGCGAACACCTCACCCTCTTCATACTTACCGAGGATATATAAATCACGCTCAGTGTTATACATAGCGGACACTAACTTAGCTGGTTCAATTGGTTGGAATACTTTGTTTTCCATATACTTACGAAACAAAGTAGTTTTACCTGTTCCTGGGCTCCCACCAACTGCAATAATTTTACGTGTTTTCATAGGGTTACTCTTTTTATAAATTGAAATCTCTTCTTTAGAAATATTAACTTTATCAATAAACATTTTTATCTTTCAATAACAACTTCATTTCTTCATCAGTGAATACCCACACACGACCAATAAAATGATTGACGTCAGTATCAACGTCATGTTTTTTAGTATAGGTAATCTTCTGAGCAATATCACGTGCTAGATTCTTGGCAATGTTCTCTTTGATTTCTTTAGCGAAATCTGGAGCAACTTCAGCCAACTTCATAAGTTCTTGAGCAGTAACTTTATGATCAATGACAAACCTATTCATTGAGTATGCGTCCAAGATGGATTCAATATCTCGTTCTGTTGTAACATTTGTAACATTAACAGCGTTAGCCATAACACCAATACTTGCCAGAGGAGCAATACCTCCATTAGAAACAGTCAGCGTATTTAAAACGTCATCAGGGTTCATATAAAATTCTCCAGTCCGATTAAAGGCATATCTTCATCTTCAAACATCCACTCAAGGTTATCTATTTTACCTGTATTTAAAAAGAAAGTAAACTTTTCTTTATCAATTCCTTTTTTGTTATCTAGACGCAAGTCAATAGTTTCATTTCTTGCATCCCACATAACATCCCAGTCAATACCATACCAACCATCTTTTTCGCACTGCATAATTTCTTCAGCTTGACGGTCTAGATAATAACCAAGATAGCGACCATGCTTTGCTCTAAAGATTTTCTTAAAAGAACATAAACATGTTTCCATAGTGAAGAAATCAATTTGATCTTTTAGTCTGGGAAAGCGGTCTTGCGTCTCTTCAAGAATGGAGCTTGCTTCTCGCTCAAGATCCAGATACTCTCCTGCAGTAAGTTTTCGATCCACATCGTCTTCACGTCCCAAGGCATACAATAAGCCATTACGATGAGAACGGGAACCATCATAATCACTAAGCATGAGAGAAGTAGGAACGATGTGAATACCAGCAGTATGGCGAAGATGCTGTAAATAAAACCAAGTGGAGTAACGACCAAATTTATGCAAGCCACCTTTAATGCTTTCCCACAAATTTTCAAAGTTTCTCTCTTCAGTGTCTCCATAATAACTCTCCAATCTTTCACGTTGCGTTGTATTGCCAATGAACTGTTGATAAGATGCGAACATGGCTGGCAAATGACCCTTGTTCCATTTTGTATCGGTTTGATAACGTAGACGTTTGTAGTTAGCAGTATTCCATTGCTCCATACGATCTACAGTAGCCAACTCAAAGTCAGGGAATTCATTCATTAGAATCCAAGCAGTTGGAAGATAGTATGTGTTACCATATAGCCATGCTAACCACAAACGCTGTTCATCATTGTGTTCATATCGTTTGTTAAGATAGTTCGTTGCCCATACAGCTGGATCGCAGTCGTCATACTGAAGCGACCATGCGTACCAGCGTATGAATGCTTCACGACGATTTTGTTGTAGTCTGTAATCCATTGAAAGGGTCTAATAATTTAATTTGTAGGTTTACTTTAGGGTGTAAGCGTTTCTTAGCTTCATTTAATTTATCAAGATATTCAGAGCCACGACGATAGTCATCCATACTTCTGTATGAAATAACCATGATAGAATCCCAACAATCTTGCCCCAAACCACCCATCTTGTTCATGATACCACCAATCCCCGAGTTATAACAACCGCTGATCGATGCACTAATAATAGCTTTTCCTGGATTTTTAGTTTCTAAATCAAGAACAATTGATTTTAATTCATCATCTGAATATACCTTAAAGTTATTATTCTTAATTTGTTCCCATGTTTCTAAGTGCTCTTTGACAGTTTTAATTGTAGCAGCAATTTGCTTTGCTGTCCAAAATTCTCCATATCCATCTTTAAATGCTTCTTTAAAATCTTCAGTGCCAATTTCAAGTTCTGGGTGGGTATCAGTAAAGTCAATAATTGCTTTTCGCAAATCTTTTTTAGAATTTGGTTTCTTAATCTTTTTTGAGTGGTTCATTGCATAACCAAACCACTTCATATTACATAATTTATCTTTGAACTCGCTACTGTTAATATATACGGCAGGAACTTCTTTCCACTTAACTTTATGCGCTGCACCAATTGTATTATTTCCATCTACAATTTTATTTGTACCATCTGGAAACACGACAATAATTATTGGAGAGATCTGTTCTCGAGCATCGGCTGGATCATCAAGCATGCGCTCAGCAATATCTTCCATATGCTCAAGTTCTTCTAAGTTTTCTCGAACTTGAATACGTTCTAATTTGTAGATTTTTTTTACAGATTGTCTAGGATGGACAGCATATTTACCATTATCAATATTTGATTTTAGTAAACGCATATCTTCTTTATCAACCTTTGAAACCTTTGTAGTTGGTTTTGGGTTAATACCATTGATCCAGTCTAGACCAACTTGTTTAATTTCTTCAGTCAAGTTAGAAAAGTCTTTAACGCATCCAACTCCACCACCAACCGAACGATTATAAAATTTTGGATTTTTAATGGCATCAACATGTTTGAGAAGAAAGTTCTCAAGTGTGATAGCCACCGATTGGTCACCTTTATAGAGAATGTGTTGTTCTAATCGACCATATTCCCAAGCCTCATTTGCATCGACATCTTCGGTTGAAAAGATATATCCATCATCTACCTCCGTGGTCTTGTGATAACCGATATACATTTTACCGTTATCAATATTTCTCCAACCATAGGTAATTCCTGAATACATAATAACTCCAGTTTCAATTCTATAATATATTATACCCTATTCTTGAATAAAAGTAAACCCCTCAAAACCCTTCTAGATTAAGGGGTTTCTGGCTAGTTGCAAGATCAAATATCTCTACGCAACCACCTTTACCTTTTCTATGAATAGCGTTATTGATTATCTGGTCAGTATAATCATAATCACCTTCTTCGAAAGTGTCTCCGTCAATTCTAAAAATACTTAACTGACAACCTGATTTCTGTTTCCCCCAAAACTTGAAACCAACCTTAGTATAGAAGCCAACTGATTCTGGTTCTGATGACACTCTGAAATACTTGGCACCTTTTTTCTTAGCGAGGCGGAGTGAATCCTGGCATAGAATTTTTGCCGCACCTTGCCCTCTGTGTTTAGCGAATGTGTGTAGTAGTTGCAGGTTAGCAACATAAGGTGCACGCTTAGAAATAGTTGTGATGATTGCAGCCATTAACTCACCGTCAATAGAGTAAGCACCCCAGCAGTCATTCCACTGGTCTTGCATATCTGCTTTTGCTACGAAAGTCTTGGCAAAGTTATCAGCTTTCTCGCTAGAGATTGCTTTGATAAATTCATCACGTGAACACTTAGACAACTTCAACTAGAGTTCTCACTTTCTCACCACGATCTTCTGGGTGTTTAGTTTTCCCCCAG